AAAATTTTTAAAGACGAAAGTAGAGAGGGAACGAGAGTTAATATCAGATTCTCTTGTTGACGGGCGTATTTCCAAAGAGGATTACGAGAAATCTGTCGGCAAGGCTTCTGGACTGAAAATGTGTTTGGATTTAATAAGGGAGAGTTCAAAAAATTTAGAGGAGGACGATGACTGAATTTTCGCTAGTTGAAAAAGAACTAAAGGATAAGAAACATCCTGTAGCTGTTGGCCACAGGATACTGGTAAAGACACTAGATGTCGCTGATAGAACGAATAAAGGAATTTACTTGCCCGGCAAGGCCGTTGAAGATCACCGTGCTGTCGCATCCATTGGAAAAATAATCCAGATGGGTGAAGACGCATATAACAGGGATGACATGTCAAAGGCTTGGGCAAAATTAGGAGATTACGTCATGTTCGGAAAATACGCTGGACACCGATTCAAATACGGTGAAGCTGAATTACGAATTATGAACGATGACGAGATTCTGGCCATAGTGCCAGATATAAAAAGTGTTAGCTAGAGCATACTTTGTAGCATAAGCTACACTTTATTCCAACCGTAGCAATTCTGCTACGCAATTTAATATTAAATCTTTGGAGAAAAACCAATGCAAGTAGTACATGATGTATTGGGTAAAGGCAAAAAACCCAAACGTATTGTTGATGACGGAAAGGAAGAAAAACTAGAGCCGTTAAAGGCAGAAGTTCTAGGAAACCTAGACGAAGAAAAAGTTCTTCCAGAAATCGAAGATCAACAATATATTGAAAATACCTCGGAGGAGGAATCGCAAGATGATTCCGAAGAGGTAATTGCCCAACCTGAAGGTGAAGAGGAAGCTATTCCTCAAGCTGAAAGGAAGAAAAAGAAGAAGACTTATCAAGATCGTATCAATGAGCTTGTGAAAAGAGCGAATGATGCTGAACGAGAAAGAAATAAGTTGTTTACTGTAAACCAGTCTTTGACTGGTGAAATGCAGAAAATGCAACCTGACTTTCAAAAAGCTCGTGAGGATTTATATGAATCCAAGAAAAAATCAGCAGAAGATTCTCTGGCAACGGCTCGTCTTGATCATAAGACTGCTTATGAAAGCGGTGATTCCGACAAACTTCTTGAAGTATCGGAAAAAATCGCTGACCTGAAGTATGAACTTAAAAATCTTGAATCTTCTCCTAAACCGATTGAACGAAGCGTAAGTGATCAAACAAGTGATAAGGCAACGGACTTGCCAAAACCACAAGTTGATCCAAAGGCTTTGAGGTGGTCACAAGAAAATACTTGGTTCGGAAAGGACGTAGCCATGACGGGTGCGGCCTATGGTATAGACAACCAGTTGAAGAACGAAGGATATGATCCAACCTCGGATGCTTATTATGCTGAAATTGATCGCAGAATGAGAGGTGCTTTTCCTAGCAATTTTGAAGGGGACGAGCCTCGACAGGTTGTAGCTGGTGTAAACCGTACTACCCGTTCCACACCTAAAAGAGTTCGACTTTCCGAAGGCCAGATCGCAATGGCCCAGAGATTAGGTGTGCCAACTAATGAATATGCGAAGTTTGTAAAGGAGCAATAATGATGATTGCAAAAAAAACTAAACAAACAGTCCGTTCCCACAAGGAACGCAAAAAAACTTATGTACCTCCTAGTAGTCTGGATGCACCCTCACCCAATTCTGATGATACTAAATACAGATGGATAAGGGTTCAAGCGGCTGGAGAGGACGATCCACGGAACATAGCCAAACGGAGACGTGAAGGTTATGAATTTGTTCGTGCTGAAGAGCATCCAGATGAAACCTATGCCGTACACGAAAGCGGAAAGTTTGCTGGAGTTATCGGTAGTGGAGATGTTGTTTTAGCTAAGATTCCTAAAGACCTCGTTGATTCAAGAAATGAATGGGTAAATACCCGTACAAGAAATCAGCAAAGGGCCGTGGATGAAAGTTTATTAAAAGAACAACATCCTTCAATGCCTATAAACCAACAACGATCTTCCGATATATCACACGGGCGTAAAAAGCCCCAGTTTGATGAATAGCATAAGGCTACTTTTGTAGTTACGGATTAATTATCCTAAATAGGAGAATTAAATGGCAAATGTTGACGCACCTAATGGTGCTAAACCGGTACGTCATTTGACAGGTGGTGTTATCAGGGCTAGAGAATGGAAAATAATCGGAGACGGAAACGCATCCAGTAATATTTTTACTGGGGATTTTGTTAAACTTCAGTCTTCTGGTTATATTACCGTAGCTGCTGCTGGTAATAGACTACTTGGTGTTTTTGCTGGATGCAAATACACTGCGTCAGATGGTACACCAAAATTCGCAAAATATTGGCCTGCTAGTACTACTACTCTAGGATCTGCTGATGTAACAGCTTACGTTTACGATGATCCAAATATTGTATTTGCGATTCAAGGAGACGGAACTGATGCGTTTACTCAAGTAGGAAATCTTGCTAATGTCTTAGCTACTGCTGGATCGACCACTACTGGTCAATCTAAAATGGAGCTTGATACAGATAATATTGGCACAGGTACTGCTAACCTTAGAATTCTCGGTATTACCGATGATCCTAAAAATTCATGGGGTGCGAACACCGAACAGGAAGTTCTTATCCATGAGCATGAGCTAAACCAACACATCGATGCAGATGGAACGGTAGGAGTATAATCTATGGCTATATCACGTTCACAACTGGCAAAAGAGCTAGAACCGGGCTTACACGCCCTTTTTGGCTTAGAATACAGTCGTTGGGAACAAGAACACGCACAAATCTTTACAGCAGAAAACTCTTCAAGAGCTTTTGAAGAAGAAGTTTTGCTCACTGGGTTTAAGGGTGCGGTTGCAAAATCAGAGGGAAGTGCTGTAAGTTATGACACTTCATCTGAATTATGGACTGCTCGTTACACTCACGAAACTGTCGCATTGGCGTTTTCAATCACTGAAGAAGCGGTTGAAGATAATCTTTATGACACGCTTTCAAAAAGATATACTGCGGCTCTTGCTCGTTCAATGGCTTACACTAAGCAAGTTAAAGGTGCTAACGTCCTTAACAACGGATTCAGTTCAAGTTATCCGGGTGGCGATGCGAAAGCATTACTTACTACTGATCACCCTTCACTTGAAGCTGGAGACTTAGCTAATGAGCCATCAACTGCGGCTGATTTATCTGAATCATCCCTAGAAGCTGCCTGTATTTCTATAGGCGGATTCGTTGATGACAGAAATATTCCTGTGGCAGTTCAACCTAGAAAATTGGTCATTCCAAAAGATTCTGCTTTCGTAGCACAAAGAATCCTGAAGAGTGAACTTAGGGTTGGCACTGCTGACAATGATATCAATGCAATAAGATCAATGGGTATATTCTCAGATGGTTATACTGTGAATCATTACTTAACTGATACTGATGCTTGGTTCATTCTCACAGATCTTGGCGGTTCGGGACTTAAAATGTTCCAAAGACGACCGTTAAAGACTGCAATGGAACCGGATTTTGAAACAGGAAACATGCGTTTCAAGGCTTCTGAAAGATATTCTTTCGGATGGTCTGACTGGAGATCCATATTTGGATCACCGGGAGCGTAGAGAGTACAAATAGGAGGGCGAAATTAATTTTCGCCCTTTTATCTTAACACTAGGATTAATCAATCATGTCAACTGCCCTAGCAGACAATCGTAGAAGCGATGGTATGATTTAACTACGGAGAATTATTATGGCTAATACAACTTTTAGCGGCCCTATTCGTTCAGAGAACGGGCTTAAGCTAGTTAGCAAGAATACTACTTCAGGTTTAATATCAGACAGAACAGTCGGGGATTATCCCAGAGACACTAGACGATATTATCTGGAAGAATACTTTAGTAAAAGACCGGGTCTTAATGCCAACCTAGACGCAGCGTCTACGGTCGAAGCATGGCGACCTTTAAATCATCACTTTGCAGTAATAGATGCCGCAAGTAACATGACTTCAGCGTTAGTTACTTTTCCTGCCACTTCATCTGGAGTCCTATGTACAACAGCAGGTTCAGATCAGGATCAGGCAATTATTAAACCACATTTGGATAATGACGGAACAGCAGACACTGGAGCAATTACAGCTTGGAGTGGAGTTCAATGGGGAACTGAAAATGAAGTGCATTGGGAAACTTCAATTATGCTACCTGCACTTGATAACCAAAAGGTTTGGTGCGGTTTAAAAAAGGCTAATGACCAACTGGTTGCAACTGATCCTGACCAATGCTTCTTTAAATATCAAACAGATGCTACAAACAGTGAAGCATTTAGTGATTATAGCTTGTGGCACTTTGTTCATAGTATTGGTGGTACTGATTATATCAGTGCATTGCCAATTACTGTTGCGGCAAATACGCCTTATCACTTTAAAATTAAAATTGATAGTAATAGAAAAGCAAGTATTTTTGTAAACGGTGAACAGTATAATGTTACAACTACTTCCGGTTCTACTGGTGGTACGGCTGTAACAAAAGGCACTACTCCAACAGCAGCGTTAACTAACGATGTTGATTTCATTCCTTACAATGGAATTGAAGCTGGAGCAGCAGCAGCCGAAGCACTTAATACTCATTTTATTGCAATGAGTAGACTAATATACGAGTAAACAATAACGGCTAGGGTGTAAAAGCCCTAGCCTTTTTATAGGAGGGAATAAATGGCACAAGACTTAAAATCATCGTCTGTAATTACGGCTACAGCACTAGATGCTAATGGTTTATCAACTGCAGCAGCAGTTGGAAATAATGCAGCACTTACTTTAAACGGAGCATTAACTTCCGGAGGTTCTTATACAGCAGACTCTGGAACAGCTAGACCAATTACGCTTTTAAGTGCAGACGATGATTCAGGAATTACATTTACAGTAGTGGGAACTGACATACATGGAGATGCTCAAAGTGAAACTGTTACTGGAGCAGACACTGGAACAGCAACAAGTTCAGGATATTTTGCAACTATATCATCAATAACAGCAGTCGGAAACCCAGCAGGAAATATGTCTGCAGGAATTAATGCAAACGTAGCAGGAGTTATATTTAAAGGACGTACAAGAGTTAAAAACTTAATTTGGTCTGGTGGCGGTGCTATTGGAACAATTAATATAAGAAACAGTTCAATATCAGGAACAAGTTTAATAGCAGTTCGTTCTGACCCTACTTTAGGTGTTAATGCTCAACTTTCTTTAGACCCAGATGGAGTTCTTTTTGATTCTGGAGCTTATATTACTTATGCAGAAACTCAGTGTAATAGTGTAACAGCGTTTTACGGATAGGATAAAGAATGGCAACTTCTGGAACTAAGACGTGGACACTATATGTCGATGAAGTCATCGATGAAGCCGTATCCCGTATTGGAAGCGATCCAATTACAGGAAAAGAGGCAAGTAGTGCACGGAGAACTCTGAACATAATGATGCGTGACTGGGGAAACAGAGGCGTTCAGCTATGGACAATAGATGAAACAACGCAAACTGTAACCGAAGGAACGGCAAATTATACATTGGACACTTATATTGTGGACATTACAGAGGCTGTCTTATCCAGAACTGAAAACAGTGTTAGAACTGATTTTCAAATGGCAAAGATTAATAGGGAGGATTATATAAACATCCCTGTTAAATCAACAAAAGGAAGACCATCTCAGTTTTGGTTGGACATGCAAAGGGATGCCCCAGTGGTATACCTATATCCAACACCAGAAAACTCCACGGATGTCTTTCGTTATAAAAGAAGAAACAGAATAGAGGATATTACGGCCTCAACAGAAAGCATAGATATTCCAGATAGATTTTTACCTTGTGCCGTAAGTGGACTGTCTTTCTACATGGCACAGAAAAGACCACAGATTGACATTAATCGAAGACAAGAATTAAAACTACAATACGAGGAAGAATTCAAAAGAGCCTTGGATGACGGAAGAGAAAAGGTTGACCTTAGAATTGTTCCTAACATAGCGAGGGCGTAATGCCAAAAAAATTAAAGGCAAATGATG